TGTATCATCAGATACTCTGTACAATCCCGCATTAGCACCGGTACGACAATAAGACGTACAGTTATTAGCTATACCTGTCATATCACCTGCATTTGCAGTAAACCCTAATCCAGTAGTTGATCCAGTTGTAACTGTCTGCACAGTAAGTGCTGCCCCAAATGAACCACTATATATAGGTGCTTTAATTCTAGTACCGGAATCAATCATAGCAACCTCAACCATAGGTTGGGGATCGCCCTTGCTCCACATACCTCCTGCACCAAAATAAGATCTGGCTTTTTGTGTTGCCTGTGTATCAGAATTATCTGTAAGACCAGAAATTGATACTGTACTATAAGTAGTATCATTAGTCTGCGTAATATCATTCACACCAACTATAATACCAGCCAATACAGCTTCACCAGTAGTATCAAGAGCACCACTAGCCTGACCAGCAGGGGCAACACCGCCATCATGTCCCCATTTAACTAATTGACCAACATAAACCGTATCTGCACTTCCGGAAACCGGAAACCATGAACACTGTTCGTCTTTTAAATCTACAACTTCCATAGTTCTTCCTCCAAAAATCCCTTGTTGCTGGTATTCTTCGTTCTAATCAGGGAGTTAAAAAAATTAAAAATCTCCACGCCAGTTCATACTGCCGCAGAATGAGCACCCACTATCAGCAGATGCTGTGTAATAATGAAGAACAGTAATTGGATTTCCGTCAGAATCAGACCTTATTACTGGAGTTTTTTGCTTGATAGTTATACCGCCCAGCATTAAATTCGCGGATGGTGAACCCCCTTCACGATATTCACTACCACTACTACTTGTTGACTTGGTAGCTCCTCGTATTCCGGGTTCAGCTCCGAGTGCTGATGCGGCATATTTAGCATGCGTAACTCCATTAGGAGTGGATTCATCGCCCAATGCACTTCGTTGATCACTATTCGGGAAGCCGCACCACCAGCAGTTATACCAAGTACCATTACCCTGATCAGTCTCATCGCATACAGGAATCGTACGACTGTCATGTGGTATTCTTGGTTTCCGTGCGTTTGGTTGTCGCCTTCTTAATCTACCCATTATAATTTCGCTGTTCCAGACATTGGCGATTTATTAGCCATTGCCTTCTTTACAAATTCTAAATCTTTTCCTCTGCGCTTCATATATGTCTGCACGTGCTCATCTTGCAGTGCAGCACTTATCTCGGCATCAGAACCCTCTTTGTATTCTATCGTACTAGAACCACCTACTTTACCAGAGGGTGAAGTTCCCTTGAATGCCGTTGTGGCTCTAGGCGATTTATACATATTTCTATAATAATTCCTTTCAGCCTTTTCATAGTTTCTTTCAGCATCCGATGTCCCATTAGTTGAATATCCGGGAAGCCCTTCTAGTTCATTTAAAATGGCTTCATAAATAGTAGCATCTTCGTTTACTCCAAGTCTTTGAATTGTTCTAGCATAATCATCTACGTATTTATTTTTTGCCCTATTATCAGCAATAGATGTTTCTTCCCTGTCCTTTTTAGCCTCTTCTCTTGCAATCTTTCTAAGCCGCTTTACATCATCGTCTTCATAAGTAGGATCATCAAGATCATTATAATAATTATCAGATTCTCCTGTAGTTGCAGGAGAACTGGAAAGTTCAGAAATCTTATCAAGTAACTCATTATATCTATCATCTTGCTCTCCCCTATAAGACTTAAACTCTCTACCTAATTTGCTATTACCATCTCTAAGACTTTTATTCTCCGCTTCCAGTCTAGCCAGCATATCTTCACCAGACTCCGTTGCTGGTTCGTCAACGACACCATCACTATCGTTAAGTCCATCAAGTTCATCAACCATCTTTTTCTCCTTTAAAAATTATTATCCCAACTTCTTTTTATTCTTTGCATCACGTACTTTCTCTAGCGTGCTTACATTTTTACTATGCTTCCCTATTAAACCATTCCACCTTTTAGCTATATGTTTGCATGCCGAGAATATTGCCCTGTCCTGTTCATTGGATTTTTCCTCGTATATTAATTTAAACTTTTCATCCAATAATAACATAAGATCTTTAAATAATACCTGTCCTGTCTTGGTATTGAGTGCTTCCATAAATTCAGCAGTTTCACTAAGATTTCTAATAGTAGTTTCTTCAACTACATCTATTATTGGCTTTTTGCCATAAACACCTGAGTTATATTGCATTAGCCGCCTCTCTCACTTGTACCTCTTCTGGTGATTGCTCCATTCCAGATTGATTACTTGGGACTGCTCCTGCAGCTCCCTGTGGTTGCATATTACCACCCCCACCAGCCATAGGAGGAGCCTTTGTATTTGCAAAGAACTTATTGCCAAAAGCCTCAAACTCTTTGCCCATTAGTGATGCTAACTCTCCTAATATATAATCAATGGCATCACGTCTTTCCGGATCACTAGCTATAAAACTTAATACTTGTATCCAATTCTGTATTTTGGTTTGTTTAGAAGAATCATCATCTATTGAAGCGGATACCGGTTTATATGTAAAGTCGAGCGTAGGATCAAAACTTATCATCCCTTCCTCTCCCAACATTTTTTCTGCTGTCTCATCTCTCATATGCCTTGCCGACATTTGTGTTATAAACCAGAAAATATCTGTAAGACCCGTATTCTCCATAGTAAGCGTTCTGTATGCAGATCGCGTATCACTACGCCTTACTTGGTTAACAGTAGCTGTAGCCGTTGTTGTTGGAGCCGCTAATTTACTCTGTGTTTCAGCTGACACACCAGATGCCTGTTGCATCATATTCTGATATAAATTAACCTGATTTAAGGCCCCCACTACGTTACTGTCTATCTGCACCTCGTCAAGCTTATCCCCGGTTTCAGTTTGCCAAAATGCTCCGGGTTGCCATACCAGTGTTTCATTATCACTGATATCATGTTGATTACCTTGCATAATTGGTATTGTAGCCAACTTAGTTCTGTCATTCTCCATATTAATAGTATCGTTAATACCAATCTGAAGTTCCCTTAAACACTTGCCATCGCCCATACCATCGTCTTTGGCTGGATGCATATAACACAATCCCCTTGTTACAGGCCTATACGGATTACCCATGGAATCAATGTCACGCGCAGGATGATAACCGATCAATGTTCTAGTGCTACTATTGAACCCATCCATTGCGAATGTAATAACCATCTCATGTAATTCTGCACCTTCCTTTTTCTGTCCGTCATTACCTATACCACTTGTAACATTAACAGGATTACCATTGGGATCCCTATCTCCTTCTTCATTACCAACCATAACCCAATGCTTACCAAGTCTTTGTAATACCATTAACGATTTTAGTGGTGTTTTGATAGCATTACTTTTATTATCAAGACCATGATGAGTTGTTTTATCTCCTTTTGTATCTGTCTCTCGAGGTGTATTACCACTATCTGTACGAAGTTTGTCAAGATTAAAATATTCCATAGTATCGGCATTGGCTTCCAATTCATCAACGGTAGTATCAAATCTTAGTATTATCCATTGTTTATCCTGTAAACTATACACATACGATGGATCGGTAAATACATCCCTTGGATCAATAACATCAAAGTTAAAATGATCCTTAAGAACAACATCCACTTCAACATCCTGATCTGTAAATTGTTCTATCGGGCCACCATTAATATCAGTGCCTATTTGCTCACGAACCCTTCGTGTTCCTATCTTTTCCATACGCGTATCCTGTTCCCACCAACACCTAAAATAAGCAACACCACTAATATTTTTCATATTAATAGCACGCATATACTTTTGATAAAACCACAATTGCCTTCTGTTTAATGTCTTGTTTATTAAATCTTTATTTACTTTAGCCGCGTTCTTATGGACTTCCTGTTCACTGCCAATATATACTTCTACAAAATCATGTGTCCTAAAATATAAACCTGCTTCTATAGCTGATTGCGTAAGCATCTGTGATGTGAACTCCGGAAAGTATATATCCGACATCCAATCGTAATTCTTTTCAGTGCGCTCACAATCAAACATATCCAAATAATCTAAATAATCATTATCCGGAATATTGTTATTTGCCCGACCAACCCGATATTCATCATCTATTATTGTATTGGCTAGCTGATTAGCTTGCTCATCGTTTACTGGTTTTGCCATATGTCATTCCTTATCTACTTGTTTGATAGTACTTTTTATGTATATATTTTCTTGGTTTACGTGCCACCTGACTTCTTGGAGCGAATCTAATATCTTTCATTAAAAACTCTAAGGCCGTGCAAAAATGACTCCACCTAACAGTTGGCTTACTCTTTTCTATTCTCCAGCCTTTAAGAGAATCAACCACAAGAGGACAATCATTTAATACCCATAATGTCGGCAATCTCTTAAACAATCCACTTTCTGTTATTTGGTTATTAAACGGTTCCCTGCATAACAAGGCATTGCCTAATCTTCGTCTTACTTCATCCCTTCCCCTTAGGTTATGGTCAGTCTTAGATGCTGTAGACTTAGTATTCGCACTTTCCCACCAACCACCGGTACACTCTTCATTCTTGGCCATCTGCTTAAAATAATAATTCATATCATCTATTACACTTTTAGTAGTATTAGACTGCTTAATACTGGCAAGTGGGTCAATAAGATTCATACCAAACTTACGTGTTTCACCACTTACATCAACAATCATCTTGCACACAGACAATGTATTATACCTTTCTGGATCAGGGTTTAATTCTGCATACACAAAAGCCTCATTGTATGGCGATAATGCCACAAATATAATAGCCAATTTAGTTGTAGGATGCCAATCTACAGACCTGAAAAATACCCAATCATTTGGTATGCCGTCAGGAAATACTTTGGAACCCCTTACTACATGTATCTTTGGTGTAAACTGTTTATATATTTTACCGGTAACAGCAGCAAAGATGCCATACCTACGCATGTCAATTAACTGTTCATCATCAAGTCCTGCATATTTTTTTGTAATAACATCCGTAATTAACGTAGGATTATCATCTGTTGCCATCTGAACAACGGCTATTGATTCTTTGCTATCAGTAAATTCTACTTCTGGATAATTAATATTATGCTTGCGCTTATAATAATCACGCATAGCCTTGCTTCTATAATATACTTTAGCACGTTCAAACACCCTGTCATAGTAATAACTAATGGCATTATCTACTGTTGGTGTATACGAAATACAAGTATCACCATCTTCCACCATAAGACGGGCTGGTTGTTCGTCATAGAATGGTTCTGGTGCTAACTCATCCAGCCACGTAGCTGTACGCTTGAAACCAGCAACTCTCTGTGGTGGTTGTGCATAACTAACATACTCTATTATAATATCATTACCACCATATGGATCTCTTATTACCTGTACCTGTCTTCGCGCAGTAATATCCTTTCTAAGTAAAAATGGTGGCAGCCATCGCGTAAATTCAGGATATTGCGTATTCTTTACCTCGCCAGATCTATCACTCTCGTCACCAGTAGAAGTACTTTTTTCCATAGGCAAACTCTGCGAAGCAAATCTATATATCTTGTTTACCCTTTCGTGCCTAAGTATCTCTGTACCACAATAAGGACATGGCTTGTCTTTATGATTCTCAAAATACACTTTAGGCGAAAAGTAGTGGCCGTCTTCATATCCCTCCATATCTTCTTTGGCTCTTAACCTGTCATTGTAATCTCTGGCTTTCTGACATTCAAAGTATACCATATTCTTCTTTGGTACAGGATGCCAACCAAGAATGCGCAAAACATAACCATAAGCAATAACAGCCGTTCCACCAGCTTGGTTACCTTTACACACAAAGATTATATCATAATCCGCATTAAAGAAAGCTGCTGAATGAGGCGTATGTTTGTAGGCATATAAATTCGCAAAATCATTAGCTTCTTTTTTTTGTTTGTTCGTTAATTCTAATTGCATAGTTTTGGCTTACAGTATAGGTTCTACAAAGAAAGTAATCCTAACCTCGTCATCAGCATGCCAAGCAGTTGACCCGTCTGTATTCTGGAGACTAACATGCAACTCACTGGAATTATCTTCATCTATGTAATACATCGGACTATCACCCAAATCCCTGATACCTCTATATAAACCGCCACCACCTATCTGCTCAAGGTCCCCTTCGGCAAACTCCATCCTACCCTGAAACAAATCTAAATCAGGATCGGTTGCAAGCGAAGCAGCATCACTACCCCAGAAATTAATATAGAACGGAACCAATGTAGTTGTATTTGTGTTGTCTGCAACTATTACGGCCCTATGTATTCTCAGTTTCTGTATTTGTGCTTCACTGTATCCATCAGGAAAACTTAAATCTTCATACTCTTGCGCGCCAGTGGCCAATGCGCCACTAAAATGTGAATCCTTATCACTCTTTATTTGATCTATTGTATAAGGCATTTCTTGTTTAACCCCCACTAATTTTCTCACTAAAAATATAAAACTATTTATTTACTCCTGCCAATCCTGCTGCTATCCACGTCTTATAACCTTTCATCATTTTCTGCCTCCTATTAAATTAATTGTTACTCCAGCTTTATGCAGGTTTAGGAAATTTTGCTTTTACAGCAGCAATAGTGTCTTTCCAAACATTAGTTCCATTTACAATATCCCAATATTGCATATCAAGCTGGTCTTGAATAATAGGGTATCCCCCTTCCTTACTATCTACAACACGATTGCCTTGTTCGTCTAAATGACTTACAACTTTACCATCAGTCCTATGCAAAACCCATGCGTTGGCTTCTTTCTTTTCATGGTTGGTATTCCAATCCGTAGCTATAGCTTCTTTCTCTATTTGTGTAAATGGAACACCATCACCACCACCTTTCTCTCCTACATCTTCCCATGTGAAGGGATATTGATTTGCCATAATTTGTTCTCCTTATGCTTTAGTTAATCCGTAAAGTGTAAATATACCGCTTGCAATATTACCAGAAGACATGAGAAAACGAACACCAGTTTGTGCTGTACTACCAGCAGCATATAATCCATTACCAGAACCAATCGCATTAACATCTGTAGACATTCTAGTTCCACCTTGCCAATAAATATGTTTTAAAGAAGTAGCATCTGGTGAAGAAAAATATAATGTGGTATTAGAATTTTCAGTAGCTCCATTACCTTGGTTGGGATGAATTATAATTTGACTATCTGAATCACTAACTACGCCTTTAGAAGTAGTTGCTGCATCATCTGAATTTGTAGTATGATACCTATATCCTGTTGTTACATACGAACCACCAACTTTTAATAAAC